TGCTTGTCCTGCTGTTGTAAGGGCACCATTGACCAAGCTGACTTGACCACTTGCTACACCGGCATTGGCACGCATGACATAACGTCCTGTGCCTGTTTGTCGAGTAATATATGCATCGGTATAAGGCGCTCCTTGGCCAGGAATCCAAGCTGTTGCAGCTATCTGTTGGCCTGTAACACCAGTATTACCTATAAACTTCTTGTTAATCGGGCGTCCCATTGTTTTCTCCTTTGCCTTTCAAGGCTACGCGGTTGGACCGCATAATAGTTGTTTGGGTTATTTATAGTTCATTACAGCATCAATAATACAAACATAAGATTGCTGTGGATTTACAAGATGGGCATGAAAAGTCCAGGGATATTTTTGACCATGGAAATCCCAAACAAACAAGTTGGTTATTCTACTGCAATAAAATATTTGATCATGAGGATCTTGAAATCGCAAGAGCATGTTGCCATTGTGATCTAGATTGTTTGCCAGCTTGCAAAGCCCCTGACTACCTGACAGTGTTTGTCGACAAATATAGCTGTGTTTGTTGGTTTGATTAACTATCCATGCAGCTTGAACTTTGTCATGTAGGCGTACAACTGGCAGCAGCACAGGTTGTCCCCGTGGAACACCAAAATAACGAGGATTTAACGGCCGGCCCATGCTTTATATGTTGACATTGATCTGACAGTATATATTGTAAGACAACAGCATGCGAACCAAGGATTTTATATGAGCCAGAGAACCCACGGATTTCAAGGAGGTATCAAAAAAGGCACTACTGCATATGACTCACAGAGCCATGCTTTAGATCGCGGAATGCGGCATATTAGCAAGATTTTGTCCCAGGAACTAGCCCCACAGGGTTACAGACGTGTGAATAAGTTTTTGTCCCGGGACATTCCCGGAGGCCTTGCCAGCTGCCAGCCGGATGGTGGTATTTGGTATAACAGCAAAAACCAAATCGTTGCTATTTTTGAAGGCAAAAAACAAGGAGCAGTGGGCAACGCACACGAGCGATGGTATATGAATCGCTGGATAGCTCATGTGTTGGCACCACAAGCAAGATATGTTACATTTTGCAGTGGCCCAGGTGTTCAAGAGCATAATAGCATGTATAAAGGGTTAAGCTTTGCCTTGGCTTGTGAAGGCAAGCCAGTTGTTTGGAATGTAACTCATGCAACAGGCACAAGTTTTCACGGGCAAGAACAGGGTTTCACAGACCAAGAGCTGTATAACATCATGAAACAGGCGATTACCCTTTGATTAAACCATTGTTTAAATGGGCTGGTGGCAAGAGCAAAATGCTCAAATACTACCAACCTTATATGCCAGCTGCTCCTATCAAGACTTACAGTGAGCCATTTTTTGGTGGCGGGGCTATGTTTGCTCATGTGATTGAAAAATACAATCCACAGGAAGTCTGGATTAACGATATCAACAGCGACATAATCAACATCTATCAGAGTATTGTTAGCGATTTCCAAGATTTTTGCGATTGTTTACAACAGCATAGTCAGGAATATCTGCAAGGCAACTATGACCAGCGCCGTGCATATTATTATAAAGTTCGTGAAGAACATGCATGGGATTGGGAAAAGTGGTCAAAAACTCAGCAAGCTGCTGTGTTGTATTTTCTCATGCGCACAGGATTTAACGGCATTTGGCAAATCAACAAAAACACCAACAATCGCTATGGCACGCCTTGTGGCTTGCTTACAGAAACTCAAGTATATGATCCCGATAACTTGCAAGCATGGCACGATGCATTAACACAACGACAAGTTCATATTACGTCAGGTGATTGGAGCCAAGTTCCTATTTGTGACTTTGTGTTTTGTGATCCTCCCTATCGCGATAGTTTTGCTGATTACAATCAACCATTTCCAGATATTGAGCTGGAAAAGCTTGTAAAAACTGTGGAACAAAATGATAATTTTTGGTTGTGCAATCGTGATAGCGGCGACGGATTCTTTGACAAAGTGCAAGCGCACGTGGTAAAAATACCTGTGACATATACAGCAGGGCGTCGTAAAAAAACACAAACAGGCTTTGAAGCCAAGAAAGCCATGGAAGTGTTGATTTTTCGCAATCTTGTCGCGGCGCCAAACAGTAGTTTGTTTTATCAGGAGTCATCACATGGCTAAAGAATATGCATTGGATATCAAACAGGTATTAAGTGCTATTGATACACAAAAGCTTGACTATTACAGCCAACTAACTGAACAAGAACGCCGAGCTTATAGTCCTTTTGTGATCATGCGTTATCTCAGTAGTTTGGCCAACAACAGTGCTTTACAATCTTATGCTATTTTGGCAGTAAATGATCTGGTCAATATTGGATTCAGTGACTTGAGGGATCATGCTGAACTACAGCATCTATTGCTATGTTGTGCAGGTGCTGGCAGCAAACAGTTTCATCCCTGGATACCAGTTGCACGAGCAAAAAAACGACGCGACAATCCCATTGTGGAACTTATACAAAACTATTATCCTCAACTCAACAGTCAAGAACTGTCAATCATGCTGGCAACTATCACGCAGCAGCAGGTGATTGACTTAGCAGTTGCTAGTGGTTATGCAGAAAATAAAGTTCAAGAGCTAGTCAAACTCCACAGTGCAAAATGACTTTTGTATGCGAGTTTTGCAAAAGATTTTTTGCAAAAGAAAAAACTTGGTATAATCACAGTTGTGAAAAGAAAAGACGTTGGTTTAACCGAGACACAGCTCAAGGTCGCTTGGCGTTTTACAGTTGGCAGAGATTTCATGAGCTTAGTGGCATGCGTAACATGAAAAAAGTCACACAGGAAGATTTTATTTCCAGTGCATTTTATGGAGCTTTCAACAAGTTTTCCACTTATGTTATTGAAAACGATGTTGTAGCTCCCCGGGCATTTATTGATTTTGTTATTCGCAGCAATATACCTGTGGATAAATGGTGTCAAGAAAGCTTGCTGGTGTTGTATGTACATGACTTGATTGCAACGGAAAATTGTGATCAAGCTCTTGCTCGCAGCGTGGAATATCTTGCCAAATGGGCGCAACAAAATGACACAGCTTGGTGCGAATTTTTTCGTATGGTAAATACCAATATGGGCACACAAATCATTTGTCATGGCAGAATCAGTCCTTGGTTGATATACAATGCCGACAGCAGTGCAGAGTTTTTGCAACGCTGTAGCCATGAACAAGTGTCCATGATACAAAACTGGGCTCCTGCTCATGTGTGGAAACTCAAGTTCAAAAGCCATCCACAAGATGCAGATTTTGCCCGTGAGATGTTAGCACAAGCAGGAATGTAATGAAAAAGTTTTTAGTAGAGCCCCAAGAAATCTGGAATATTCCCATTAAAGCTGAACCCCGGGTAGTTGAGCAAATACAGTTTGGCGGACAATATAGCAACGATAGCGATGACAGCAACAGTCTGCCCTTGACAAAAAAGACTTCTGATTGGCAGATTGAGGGGGCCTGGGTAGTAGTATCAGACCAACAAGGTAACCGGCAACGTGTTCCCGGTGAACAGGTGATTCAACAGTTGGTGCGAGAAAATCAAGATTTAAAAACCCAAATGACCAAGATGCAACAGGAACACAGAGAAATCATGTCCCGACTCAGTCAGTTAAACACCCGGTTACGTCAGAGAACATGATAGATTTTGATATCGACATTGACGTGGCCGCCAGAGAGCAAGCCCTAGCAGACATCAAACATATTCCTGCTAGCTTGCTTAGAAATGATCGCTTGGAAAAACACAACACCGGGGTGTATTTCCACAATGTACCTCAAGATCCTGTTACTGGTTATTGCAGCTTGCCCTACAAGCAAGCTCAGCAACAGGGATTGTTCAAAATTGACATACTCAATGTAAACGTCTACGAGAAGGTCCGCAGTCCTGCGCATTTGCAAGAACTATGTGATCGTGATTTCAACTGGCAGTTAATGACTTATCCTGAGTTTGTTGCACAACTGATCCATCTTCACAATCATGCTGATTTAACAGCACGATTGGCCCCTAAAAGTCTAGAAGACATTGCTATCATTTTGGCGTTGATTAGACCCGGTAAACAATGGCTTATCAATCGTTGTTTGGAACATGGGCTGTCTAGTGCTGATCCCGACATTTGGCAGCGCAGTGACCAAGGTTACCATTTTAGGAAATCTCATAGTTTTGGTTATGCCATGTTGGTGAAGGTTCATGCAGAAATAATCGTTGACGAAGTTTCACAATCATTATAATATAACACATAGAGAGGTATAATCATGCAGCTACAGCTAGCCAGTTCAATGTTTGGATGTCATGCCCATGTGGTGCATGAAGACAACACTTGGGATTTGGGATATATTGAAGACGCAGAACTTGCAGGTAAGTTTCGTCAACGCTTGCATGGTGATGTTTGGATGTGGCGCAATCCACGTTGCCAGCCACGTGAACTGCGAGATATTCTCGTAAGTCTCGAGCATGCAAGCGACCAGTTCAGTGTGCGCTTGCGTGCCGTGGAAAACAGTGATGATTTTTATGCTATTTTGGCTGTAAACAATGAACTGGTGGCCCGCACGCTTGCATGGAAAACCATGCAGCACTGGCAAAAGTGGAGTCGACAAGAAGAAACTCAATATCTAAGAGAACAGCGTGTTAAGTTTGAACCAAAAGTCAGTGCTGATGGTAAAACTGTAAAAGTGAGAGTGAAAGTTAGTACTCTAGGCGATTAAACTTCGCGCACCAAAGTAATGGTGCGTCGTTTTACTCGTTTGTTTAACATTTCACGTAGATTTACTGTGGGACCTTGAACTACACGACTTTCTTTGCTTGCAAAAGTTTTTAATACGGTTCTAAACTCTTGAAAGTCTTGCCCCATAAACAAATTTATGGGGATATTTCTGTTGCTTTCCCACCACCAAGTTTCACCACAAACTAGAAACCTTTTCTTGCGAACATCAGTCCAGTTGTCATCCCAAGCATAAATGTTGATAAACTGTTGATCAGCTTGTTGAATGATTCCTAGATACTCGTTGTTGAGATATTGCACTACACTGAGAAAGGGATATCTTTGTTGCAAGTCGGTTAGTTCCTGTGGTGTCATAGCAGTTTCCTTGTAACAGTTCAGCTAAATACTTATTAGATTAATCACTATTTTATTCATGATATGTCCACTATTACCCTTTATTCTTATCAACAACAGCTATATTGGATGTATGATGCACCTGGAACTTTCCTGCAGACATGGCCCATGATTCAATATAAGCAAAAAATATACAAAGGCGTTACTAACACCCTGCAAATGCTGGTGCGTAATGTTGATCGGAGACCTGTGGACATTACCGGTCTCACTCTAACTGCTCAAATGATTAATGTGGAAACACAACAGACAGTTTTGGTTAAAAGTGTCACAACTACCAATGCTGCTCAAGGCCAAGCTGTAGTTGACATACAAGAAACTGATATTCAGTTTTTGCCTTTGGGATTTTACAATATTCAGCTTACCAGCACTGATGACAGCAATGTGCAACGTTTTCTTTACAGTGATCAATATCAAGACATTGATGTGGCAGTGGAAATTTTAGCTGGCACTCAACGTGAACTTGTTCCAGCCACAGTAATCACTAACTTCACACCCACACCGCTCAACTGGTGGACTGATATTTTATACGTGAGTTCCAGTTTACCTGGCAATGCACAAACAGGTGAGACTTCGGGGACTCATACATGGGTGGTTTACACAACCAACTGGTTGGGCAAGCTTTGGATGCAAGGCAGTTTGACAGAAAATGTGCCCACAGATAACGAATGGTTTTTCATTCCTCTAACAGCTGACACCAACTACAAACAATGGACTGGCGACGATCAGCCCACAATATGGCAGGGCAGCACCACACAAAATCTCTACTGGGTGCGTTTTGTTTATCAAAGTGCTCTTGGCAACACAGGAACGTTTGACAAAATACTCTACAAAAGCTAAACCATGTAATGGTATCTGTAGCAGATGTAGTTGGTCAATGGATTCCTGCGCGAGCTAGAACCGCTAGTAAAGGCTGGAAAAGTGCAAATGCAGTATGTTGCAGCCATCGCGGACACAGGCCTGACACTCGTGGTCGTGGCAACTGGTTGATTGATGGACAATCACACGTTTCCTACAGTTGTTATAACTGTGGATATCGTTGTAGATATACAGGTGATGGCCTAACTGACAGTTTTCGCATGCTGCTGTCGTGGATGTCTGTTCCACAAGAAATTATTGACAGTTTAAAAATGCACGAGCTGCAAAAAAGCCTTGAAGGCAGCTCCAGCACAGATTCTCTTCCGGCCATTACGTTAGACGTGAAGTTTGAACCTGATGCTTGGCCCTTGAACAGCCAGTTAATGAGTAAACTTGTCGAGGAAAACAATCAAGATCCTGATTTTCTACAAGCTTGGCACTATATCAATCAGCGTGGCTCTAGTATCATGAGAAACAGTGAATACTTTTGGTCACCTCACGGGGGACGATGGAAAATGAAACACAGAGTTCTCGTTCCCATGAAAGATCACAAACAAGCCACAGTGGGTTACAGTGCGCGATGGGCAGGAACCCCACCTGCTGGGCAGCCTAGATATGTCAACAGCAAGTTGCCCACAGACTATTTGTTCAACAGTCATGTGCTGTATAATAGCAGACACTTTGTGATTGTAGTTGAGGGACTTTTGACTGCCATAAGTATTGATTGTGTAGCTGTCATGAGCCATGTGTTAAGTCAAGGGCAAATATCTCAGCTGCAAAAATCTGGCAAACAAATAATCATAATGCCTGATCAAGAACAACAGAATCAAGACTTAATTGATCAAGCATTACAGTTGGATTGGGCTGTGAGTTTCCCACAATGGGAAAAATCATGCAAAGATGCAGCAGATGCAGCTCAGCGTTATGGTGAGTTGTTTACAATAAGAAGCATAATTCAGTCTCGCACTACAAGTGATTTGAAAATAGGCGTATTACGACAGGCCATGGGTAAAAACAATGGATTCTAAAAAACACGAATACAGCGAGGCCAAGCAAAAGCTGTTGATTGATATATTAATGAGCAGTGAGGAAGTTTTTATTCGCTGTCAGAATATTCTCAAACCACAGTATTGGAATCAAAAGTTTCGCAAAGCCATCAAGTATATTTTGGACTATGTTGATGATCATAAAGCATTACCAAAAATACAACAACTCAATGTTGAGACTCAAAGTAACTTTGAGTTGATTCCTGATATCAACACACATCATATTGAAGCCTTTTTGCAGGAAATTGAAGAGTTTTGTAAAAATCGTGCATTGGCTGAAGCTGTGTTATCGGCAGTGGATCTTATTGAAAAGGGCAACTATGGTGAAGTAGAGAAACGAGTTCGCGATGCCATTCTCATTAGTTTGGTAAGTGATGTAGGCACAGATTACTTTGCCGATCCACGCGAACGTCTTAATCGTATCAAAAGCAACAACGGACAAGTAAGCACAGGCTGGAAAACTGTTGATCAGAAACTATATGGTGGTGTAAATCGTGGTGAAATCACTATTTGGGCTGCACCCAGCGGTGTGGGCAAAAGTTTGTTTTTGCAAAATCTCAGTTTGAGTTTTGTTAAACAAAAACTCAACGTGATTTATATCAGTCTCGAGCTCAGTGAAGAACTAACCAGCATGCGAGTGGACAGCATGTTGACTGGCGTAGCAACTACTGATATTTTCCGTAAACTTGATGACGTGGAAATCAAAGTCAAGCAAACCAGTCGTTCATCAGGAACTTTTCACATCAAGCAAATGCCACAAGGCAGCACAACCAACGACATCAAAGCCTATCTCAAGGCATATGAGATTAAAACCGGGCAGCGAGCAGACGCCTTGATTGTGGACTATTTGGATTTGTTGTATCCCAACAACAAAAAGATCAATCCCAGTGACTTGTTTATCAAGGACAAGTTTGTTGCCGAAGAGCTTCGCGGCTTGGCTGTGGAGCGTAAAATACTTTGCATGACAGCCAGTCAGCTAAATCGCGGTTCAATCAACGAGCAGGAACATGATCAAAGCATGATTGCTGGTGGTATCAGCAAAATCCACACAGCAGACAATGTTATCACAATCTATGCCACACAAGCTATGAAAGAACGTGGACAATACCAAATCCAGTTTATTAAAACACGTAGCAGCAGTGGCGTGGGCAGCAAGTTGTTTTTGGGCTATGATCCAGCAACACTGAAAATATTTGATCTTGAAGATCAAGGTCAAGTGCAACAGGCACAGGCAGGAGTGGTTACAGATGTGCTGGCTGATCTTCGTAGAAAAAGCACACAACCTCCGCCCAAATCAGATACTCAACCACCAGTTGCTGCAAGCAAAATGCAGGATCTCAGCAAGCTAACAAGCTTGATACGACGTTAATTTTTTACATCAGTTTCCCATAAATAAAGCAAATGTTTTTGCTTATGGGAAACTATTTTGAAGTCTAAATCTAGCATTCTTGAAGAACTTGACCGGCACATTGGCAGCCGCAACAAACACAGTGTTATAGAAAACCGTGTTATTCATCTAGTTGCCAACATGGCAAATCTTTGTGAACAAATCCGTATAACTTACAGTCAAGATCAAGCAGATGACTTGATTCGCCGTCTTCAGCGTGCGTTGTTGACAAATGATGACAAAAAGTTCACCCGCAAAATTAGCGAATATAAGAATCAAGAGAAGTAAATCCATGACCCAATCACTTGCTGTTTATGAAGACATTCGCAAAAATATAAATTTTATTGATGAAATACAACATCAAGACACAAATGAAGCCCTGGGTGATTTGGTAAAAAAAGCCCAAACTTATTGGTCAAAAAAGAAAACTGGTTGGGCTGGCCGAGAAAAACGGGCTGGACAACGTGCTGGACGACGCGAACTTGAACATTATGTTAATCAAAACTTCAAATGGTTGGGATTACTAATGGGGCGTCAAAACATAGACTGGACTGAATTAAGTTTTGGTAACATGCGTCATTTTTTCAAAGCACCAAGTAATCGTATTGGCTTGGATGATGCAGATGTTGATAAAGTTTTTGCCAAAGTTCAAAAGCAGTTTAACATACCTAATATCAAAAACAACGTCAATATAAATGACGATGCACTTACAAGCCAAGCGATTGTAAAAGGGCTTTTGAAACAAGGTATAGTGCAAGCACAAGCCAAGCAAGGGCTAGGCGACGGTTCACAAAAAGAACCTGCTGCAAGCACCACAGCTAATGCTCCTGCTGCCGCAGCTGGCAGCCCTGCAGCTAGTCCTGCATCTGCATCTTCCAATACTACGTCTGCAACATCTACATCGCCAGCTGTTCCAGCAGCAGCACCTGCTGCACAACAAGACCAAAAACCTTTTGATCCTCAGAAGCCCGATTTAGTAGTGGATATTAAAGGTCAACCAACAAAAGTTTGGAAAGTTCCTGTTACTCCACAAGCACCTTCAGGATGGGTGTATTGGAATCCAGTTGATAAGGTTTGGGTCAAACCCCCAGCTGGCAGTAAAGACGCTGACTGGTTTAATGACTATTATGCTGCTAAACAGGTAAAAGAAGGGGTTTCTCCCCAAGGACCAGCTGGCGCCCACACTGAAGATTTAGTAGCTGCACAGCAAGCTGAGCAGCAAGGCGATAAAGCCCTACAATATGAAAAGCTTGCAGATTACCATGAAAAGTTCAGCAAAATCAATAAGTTAAAACCTGCTGATCGTGTTCATCATATAACACAAGCAGGCATTTATCGCAGTGCTGCTCAAGCTGTTCGATCAGCCCAAGAAACTTTAGCCAAGAGTTCAAAATGAAACTATTTCAAGATTTGAATCGATACGTAACACAAAATGCCACAGTAAGCTTGGCTGGTAATAATCCAGTTAATGTTGCAGAGTGTTCTAATACTATTTTCCAAGGCTTGCTTGCCTTGCATGTTTTACGTCAAGAGCCAGAAAGTCATCATGTAATAAGAGAATACGCAGAAAACACGCTGCAAATAGCCAACAGCACAGGTTTGTATGAGTTTTTGCATGTCATGCATACTGAAGTATTACGTGAGCATGCTAGAGACGAAAAAAGTTATTTTACAAAAAGCGAAATTGACCAACAGATCCGTGTTACTCACGAATTTCTGCATGCATGTAGTGAGGTAACCTATCCGCAGTCCATGCAAAATCAAAGATTATTGCAGTTGGAGAGCAGTTATAAAATCACCAGCACTGCTGATAAAAAACTACGTCGTGATGTTGCCAACTGGCAGAAACTTGATGCTGACACACGCTGGTCAGTGTGCCAGAAACTTTGGGAAAACATTCATCGCACGCAAGGCTTGCGTGACCTACGCAACTGCTTGCGACGTTATGTGCAAGAACAAAAATGGCCTGCTCCTGTTACTGGAGAAAAACCACCTGTCAGTGCTGCCAACCGCATGCAGTTGCTGACTCGCCTACCAGTTGTGAAAGAAAACCTAGAAGCCAGTCAAGGCGTTAAAGATCTTGAACATGCATTGACTAAAACACAAGATCACAGCTATGAAAACATAGACAAAATCATGCGTGGTATTTGCCAAAAGTTGTCGATCAGCCCGCATCAACTGCATAAAGAGTTTGTCTCACAGCATCAGATGACACCCGACGACTGGGTTAGACAATCAAATGTGCGGGGTTTTAGAGAAGAAACTAATATACCCGAAGCTATAAAAGGCTGGAAGCATGCACAAAGTGACTTGGCAAAGTGGAGAGCTGGAAAAAAATCAGCATCGCAACCAGTTAAGCTTGTTTCTGTTAAAAAAGATGGTAATGAAAGCAAAATGCATGACGCTGTGAAAACATTTGATACACAAGACCAAGCTCTAGAATATCACAAACGTTTGATAGGTCTTAATCCTGGTAGAAATATCAAGCACAATCTATATGTTGATGGTCAGTTAGTGCAACTGCTGGATGCCACACACCTAAAAGAAGTTAGACATCAAATAGGTGCCGCTGCTGAAAAGGCTTTAAAAAAAGCTTCCGACAATGGTAATAGTCAAGCACGGGCTATAGAAAAATGGAAACAGTTGGACGCCAGAGAAAAAGAAATACAAGCACGCTCGGATGCAAATACCGGCAAGTATGCTAAAACACTTGACAATATAACCAGGCAAAAAACTCAAGTTGCCAAAAACGGGAACTTAAATGCATTTGGAAAACCAGTTTCAGAATCAGCAAGTGCGGGTGGAACCAGTGCTGGTGCAATAGCCAGCATGGCAAATCCCCAGGGGCAAGTAAATCGCAGGCCCAGTTTGTTTGGATATGTTCCTGAAGACGCGCCTGCACCAAAAAGAAAGAATATATTTCAAGTTGGGGATCAAGTGATATCCAGATGGGGGGACAGAAAAGATCAAAAACCTCACACTATTACCAAAATAGATGGGGATTTCATCCACACAGATGAACAAAGTTTTTTCAATCCCGAAAACTCCCTGTTCCATCATGAGAACTTTGTTCTTTACAAACGCCGACAAGACGTGTGAAACCCGCGTGATTTGGGCAAACCTAATAAATACTCATGCAAAAATATACTTGCACTTACAAGGAGAATAAACAATGACTGATCGCGTAAATGGATCTACATTTGCAGGTGAGTTCCTAACTGGCAACATGGATTTCTTCACCCTGTTGACACTTGTGCCAGTTGGACAAACCAATGTAGTAACACCAGTAGTTGATCTGCCCAGCTATCAAACATATGCTAGCACCGGCGTGTGGACCACAGTGTCTGTTACAGACAGCAGCGGTACCGCAACAAGCTATGCCACATTGAATGCATATCTAGATGCTTTTTACAAGCAAACCAATCTTGACAACTTGATCCGCACATTTTCTGGCCGTGCTAATCCAGTTGCCATTAGTGTTAACAGCATAACTGGTAACATTCCCGGCACAGCAACAGCAATCAATGCAAATACAACAACTTTGTGGGCATTTTACGGGCTTTACAACAACATTGCTACACCCACACAAGTATTTGGTAGCGCATACACAACTGGTAAAACTTTCTACAGTGTTCACGTTGCTACAGAAAAGACATTGCTGTGGACAGCTGGCACTAACAGCAACTTCAGTACTTCAACTGCTGCTGACAACACAAATGCACAAGGTTACAACATCTTGGCAAGCAACAGCAGTTACCAAGGATTGGATGGCCTTACTGCATATGACACTCAAAGCGCTCAAGTGCTTAGCGGAAGTGCTCAAGGTTCCGATGCAACCAACTACTACTACCTCAAGAACACTGTTCAACCCTATGTAACAACATGGAATACAAGCAGTGCAACTCTTACAAACACCATGGCAGCACAAGGCTTTGTGCTTAACACAGTGGGCGTGTAATACTTTTCCACTAGGAGAAAAGGGCGCTTTTGCGCCCTTTTTTCTTGATGTCAAGTTCACTAACTAAATACTTGACGTTCAAGGAAAAACATTATGACACAATCAGAAAACATCGTAAATGAAGGGGTAATGGGCAACTTAACCACATTAGACCCCTTGGGTAGAATGTTGCAGCTGGCTGGAGTTGATACACCTGCAGAAACTTTACAAGAAGATGCTGCTAGTAATACAATTTCGCAGTTGGTGAAAAGTGCCATTAACCTTCCGCAATACAAAGGAAATGCCGAAGCAGCTAGATTATATGTTATTGGAACGTTATTGAGTGCCATTTATCAAAATGCTCAAGCACAGCCATTTCAAACTGTGCAAGCACAAGCAAAAACCAAAGCTCTTACGGCATTGGGTGCAATAGGTGCAGACTTTATAAAAAGTTCACAAACAGCCGTTAAACCCACCGCTGCGCAGCCTGCACCTGTTGGTGCAACACCAAGATGAAGTTTATCGAAATAGCTCAAGGCGTGCTGCAACCCATTAGCAATGAAGAATCTGTTGTACTTGAACGGGTTCGTGGAAGTGAAAATGGTGTTTGCTTGCGTCGAGCATTAAATGAACGTGAACAGGAAATAGCCCGACAACTTTGTCAGCGTGGCCTCTTGACAAGACTGCAAAGTCAGGGCCATATTTACTATGGTTATCAGGAGCATAAATCATGACCGTTGGCGAACAAGAACGCAACTACATGCAAAATCTGCTGGATATTATGGATGGCAAATCCCCTGCAGGTGCAGCATCCTCTCCTAAAAATCCCAGTAAACCACTGAATGAAAGTGTGCAACTGGCAGGTCCTGGCCAAATAACGTCAGCTGACGTGCAAGCCATGCATAATGTGCTTTCTAGACTGGAACATATTACTGATGATTTGGTTCAAGATCCTGAGCCCAACCAAGAATTCCGCCAAGCTTTACAAGAGCAACGTAATACACGTGGAATAAGTGTGGGAAGTTGGCAGATTGCTGTTCATGAAGATGCTGCTCGCCTAGCTGGAAAACAATACTACAGTATCCATCACACACAAACTCAACAAGTAATAGCAAATGACATCAGTCTTTATGAAACTGCGTTGGGCGTTGCACGACTGTTAAACAAAGGCGAAATGGTCAACAGTTGGAAAGTTCGCGAGCTGTTTGAGCAAGATGATACCTATACCAGTCATAAAATTGATGCACACAGGTTCCGCATCCGCAGTCGCAAAACACGTGATCAACATCAACGTCAACTCTACGAAACCCGCATGCAAGCCAGCAGCGATCGCGCACAACAGATACGTGATCAACTAAAAAAACACTTGCCAATCTAGTAGAATTTTAAAAATATATTTCTCTGCTGCCGGTGTATAAATACAAATCAGTTAGCATACCCAGGCAGCAGGGAAATATTCATGGTTATTGATTACTTGGACCCCACTCCAACTTATAGACTACAACAACTACGTCATACTTTAAAAAGTATTCATGGTATTGAGTTACCAAACAATCTCAGTGAGAGCAAAATACATGCTATGATCTCGGAAACACAGCAGGCCCGGGATACTGTGATTGAAAACAGCAGCTTCAACAGCTATCTCAGCAATCCCGAATACATTAAAAACATGCTGATTTTGGAAGCGTTGTCTATTACTCTTCGTGAAGTAAGTCCTGGACGCAAGAAGAAAACCACTGTAAAAGAATCCCTAGATGCTCCTGTCAGCAAGGAACAGCAACGTTTGGCATTTGCCCGCAAACTTGAGCAGTTTGCCATGTATGTTGTTCCTCCCAGTAAAACTGGCAAGCTCAGCAATGAAGAAAAGCAACAGCAAGAACAACGCGATTTGTTCATTGTTGCGCTGCAAACTATAGCAGATAAACTACAGCATGTGGGCACAGCTTTTGCCAAAGAGCAAGCAACCCAACTGACAACACTTGAGCGTGATATTGTCAAGCTCATGCGGCATGCGGAGCAAGCAGGCATGTTAGATGACGTAACTGACAAAGTCAAAACACGTATAGTCAACAAAGGGGTTGAGCTTTATGGCCCAGCTTTGCTAGCACAGCGTGAAGAGCTACGCGGTGATCCCGAAATACGTCGCGGCGACTGGGAAGTGGAAAAAGAAATTGAAAAAGAGAAAGAGCAGCCCATGGACAAAAAGGCTAAAAAGTCAGTAAAAGAAACCGATATGATTCACAGTCGTCGTGAAGTTACACCGGAAGGCAATGAGTTTGTAAAAGCACGCCTTGACGCTATCAAATCAGGTAAAAAACACTTCACAGTTGCTGGCAAGACTTTCCAAGTAACTGGCGACACACGTGATGAACTTGCAAAAGTTGATGAAAATGTGCTGGGAGAAATGCATGACAGTTTGGAGTTTGACGTAGACGTTGAACGTGACCCACATACTGATGTCAAGCATTATGAATATCAAGCTAGCATGACCCGCAGCGAACTTTATCGCAATGCCAAGTATGCCATGAGCATGATGAATCAAATACAAGTTAACGAAGAAATTGAGCCTTGGATAGCTGGTGCATTGACCAAGTCAGCCAACTACCTTGACAAAATTTATCACTACCTTGACTATTACAAGACTTTTGAGCCTGAACAACTTCCTGAAGACCTTGATGGTGACATGGAACTTGGCGAAACATCAGGAAGTATTACTCGCCAAAATCTCATGATGATTGTGGAATACAGCACCAAGTTGTTTGAAATGATCAAGCCAGGAGATCATCTCGAAGGCTGGGTGGCCATGAAGCTTACCACAGCAAGCGAATGCATTAGCAGCGCCAAGCATTATTTAGACTACAAGCAATTTGAAATGCACGCCCTAGATGATCACTTCAGTGATGCCCGCGCTGGCAAAAGCCGCCACCTTGCCGAGCAACGCCTGCGCCGTGCAAAGGTCATGGAACAGCAAGACCTAGCTCAAGCAGAAACACTGTTGGCAGCTAAAGATTTAAGCAATCAACTTCAACAAACTGCTGAAAAGATTGCCAAGATGAGCGTGGAAGATCTCATGCCCTTGGTAGACGTCATGCGCGAACAGTTTGGCCCTGAAGCTGCACAAGGTTTCAATGACACTGTAAAAGCCAGTTTGGAATCACTATTAAGCACTACAACTGAAACAAAAGAACAAGTTGACACTAGCATTGAAACACTACAACAAGGTGGAATACCCGGTCAACAAGCAGAAGCACCAGCCCCTGATGTTGAATTAGCTGGCGAAGAAACTCCTGATGGCGATGAACTAGGTGAACCTCCTGCAGAAGCACCGGGGGCTGAAGAACCACTAGGCCGCAGCAAAAAGAATGACTTGGCAGAAGCATGGGACGATGACTGGGGCAGTGACGAAGATCCTGAAGATGACGGCATGGGTATGAAAGAAGACCTAAGTCCCGACGAACGTAAAGAACAGGAAAGAATGGAACGTGAGTTTTTGGCACGTGGTGGGAACGTTACGCAGGGTTCTGCAAAACGTGCACGCGGAGCGGAAAAATCACAAAGGACCAGAGGTGGGCACATTCCACGGACAGGGACTGCACAAGCTGCTGCACCTACACTTGCATACGGTAAACTAAAAGAAAATAGTTTAATGGGAGCAAATCCTTATGAAATAATGGACTATGATCGTTTAAAGCAAAAAGCTGCTAGTGATTCCAAGGCACGTCAAGAACTTGCACGTCGTGGACCGCAACCTACTCCTAGCCTGGATATGAAGCCCAGCGCAACTGGTGTAAGCAATCCCTACGACATTGCAAGCGATCAGCGTTTGCAACAACTAGCTGCTAAAGGCGACGCAAACGCAAATAAGGAACTGCAACGTCGTAAAACATCAGGATTACCAGAAGCTCAGTTGCAAGAAGTTGCGCCTCCTGGTGAAAAAGCCGAACGTTTTATACGCCAAAACAAAGAAAAGTTCCGCAAACAATACGGTGATCGTGCTG